CTGTAAGTATCACCACTGGTGTGATCGTTGGTCGTCAACAACAACTTGCCGTCAACACCCGTNCCCGCATTATTGGTAATTCCGGGCAAAGATTTCATGCCCATGCTGAAATCCCACGTATCGCTCCAGTCCTTGGGCGCTTGGCAAATGAACACATTGCTGTCGGCATTCCATAACAACTGGAAGCCCATACCCACNTTGCTGAACCAGATGCGATTGAGCACCACCCGGTTACACGCCTGATCTGTGACAGCATTGGCCGTCAAACCAGACGGGGTAATCTTCGCGACCGCACTTTCACCCGTACCATCACTGATATTGGTGAACTTCATCACCAAGTTNCGACCGCCATCGTCAAGAATAGTCTGAGAAGTGACTGCATCAGCCATGTGACTTCTCCTTATTCAAATGGGGTAGCGAGCGAGCCGTCACCATGCAGGTAGGCTTCACAGTGCCAAACGGCAGCCGTGGTCGCCACCAAGCGAATGATTCCGCCGACAAGCCAGCCTTGCGCCGCCGACCCCAAATCAATGGTGTCGTCGTCACTGGCATCAGGGATGAAGGTGTTGTTATCGGTGGCTGTCGCCGGATCAAAGAGATAGGCAAAGCCAGAGAACAAATCACTGGAGTTGTCTGTATTGATCTGGCCTGCGCCGGTGAAGGTGGTGCCGACGATGAAGGTGTAGTTATACCCCGCTGCGGCAGTCGGCAGTGTTACCACGATGCCTGCTGCCCTGTTCAGGGTAAAAACCGTACCTGAGTCGGTCGATTCAACGCTTTTGGTCGCAGACGTGATGCTGCTGACGTTGGAATAAGCGGAAAGATACCCAGTCGTGGTGATATTACCGCTGGAGTCAACGTCCAGATTGGTGGTAATCGCACCCGTGGTCGAGTTCTTGCTGATCTGCTCGAACCCGCCTTCCGAACGGACTGGGCCATTGAATGTTGTGTTAGCCATTAAGATCTCCTGTCGTGGCTAGTGTCTGCCTATGTTTCACATGAAACACTGACAGTCAGGATAAAAAAGAAGGGGGCGGTTGCCCGCCCCCCGCACGCCCTAGCTGGAGCCGGGCGATCCGTAGATTCCAAGCGGATCAGAGACACCGAAAGAATAACGCTCACGCGCTTTGTAGCGCACGTTACCCGTATCGAAGTCGCCGTCCATGCTGGTTTCCAGCGGAGTTCTCTCAAACATCTTCAAGCCATTCGGGATATCGGTGATGACAAAGAAGGCATTCGTGTCAGTCAAATAATGATTGACAGCGTAGCCATCAGGTATCGCACCCATGTTACGAATCGCGTTGATGTCGTTATCAGCCGTTGCCACACGCTGCGTGGTTTCCAGCAGTCGATCTGCCGTAAACATTAACGCAGGCGGAACAATCAAACGACGCGGCTGGGCAGAGATAAGCAATCCACGCTCGTCGGTGAGACCGGCAATCGTGATGATCGCGTTCTCTAACGAGGTTTCATTCAAATCTGCTGCTGTCGAAGGCCGGTTGTCGTTCTTGCCACCAGAGACCAAGGGATGTCCGTCACCGCCGGTTACACCGTCGCCAGACGCCGTGAACAGGTTAACCCCGTCACCCGACTGGAAACTGTTGGTGAAACCATTGTTGAGCGGATTTGCCGCCTTGACCTGCTTAGTGTAGGCCATGGCACGGGCAAGCGCCTTGGTATAGCGAGCCGAGAGAGAGTCATAGAGGTTGTCCTCCATAGCCTCCTCGGTAATCGCAAATCCCATAGCAATCGTCTGATGATTGTACCGAGCCGTGAAAGCTTCCTGCGCCGCGTCATAACTGATCGCCGCACCCTCGTCTTTCACTGGAGCAGCCTCGAAGCCCGACAGCTTCACTTCTTCCTCAAAAGACCGTTCCGAAGACTCAGTCTCATAAAGAAGATTGTGCTCATCCTCGTACTTTTCGTACTCCAATCCGAACAAGGCATTCAAGCCCGGAAGGAGTTCTTTGAGCATTTGCGCTCTTGAAATAGCCATTTGCTAAAGCTCCTTTGCTTAAATACCAGTGGTATTGGTTAACTGATGACCTACATTGAATTTCACAATGACATCAGTGTACGTGTCGCCAACCGAACTCGTGGGGCCATCGACAAAATCGACAACCTTAACCGGCAGCGTGTTTGTGGTCGCAACCGTCGAACCGTCAAAAGCATTTTTGCTATTGCCGATAGACGTAGAACCCGCCGTCTGAACGACGGCAGCATTCGCACCGAGAGCCGCTTGAGCGACGGTTTCATCGCTCTGCATCTTGAACAGCACGTTCGGATCAACCAAGACGTAAGCTGCCGCATCGGAAGCCGATGTGTCAGCGGGCCATGTTTGATTGAACGTTAACTGACTCGAATTGGGATCGGTGTATTTGCATCCTAGAAAGATGCCAATGGGCGTCAACGTCGCGGTACCGGCGTCTTTTTCAACTGTACCGGCAGTCACTAATTTAACGAAATCCCCATTGAATATAGCGGTGTCGTAAGCACTAGCAATTTTGATGTGCTGAACTTTTCCCGTAAAGGAACCGCTCGCACTCGTCGTATTGATAGGAACGGCACCATAAGGCGTGGCACTTGTTGCCATTTAAATTTCCTCCAATTCAGGAATATTTATGAGCCAACCCAAAAGTTAGCTCTTGCCAAAGGTGGTGCGCGAACTGCGCTCTGGTTGCATCAAAGGCATACGAGGATCGTTCTCACGCAGGTAGTTCTTATCCACCGACTCCATCTGTCGCCCAGCGACTTCTTGGAAATGCTCGGTGCGTCCCCGCATTTTTTCTTCGGGGGCTTTACACAGAAGCAATCCACCGACCTCGACGTTACCCTCGAAGTTGGAATTGATGTCGGATTGAATCATCAGCTCGGGATGGTCTTCAGACCTTACAGGCTCCCAACCTTCCCGAAACATCTGCGAAACATGCGTGTTATCAGGTTCTCCCTTGATCCCGGTCCTGATCCATCGAAATACCCAGCCGTCCTGTGGGACGGGGTCGGGCAAAATCGAGGCAGGAACCCAGCGATCACTGGGACGTTCCTCTTTTTCTCGTAACGTACTTTGACGTGGGGTGCGCTCTTCATCAGACATTGCCAGTCTCCTTAGCAAGCTCGGCAGCATACTGTTGGGGGTTATCCCAAGTTTCTTAGCGAGTGAAACTTGAGTGGACGTTAACTGCACTTTGCGTGGTCTTGCTCCATTATTCCTTGCGGAAGGAGCAACAACCGACGTAGCTCTCCGGGTCGTCGCAGGCGCGGGAAGTCCATCTCCGCTTTCATCCGACCAAGAGTATTCCGGGAAATGCTGACGCATTCCCGAATCGATGTACTGAAAATAATTCTCCGAATTCGGGACCAATTCATGGTCCTGCAGCGCCTCCTCATGGAGGGCATAAGCCGTTGCACTCATGACCTTTTCGGTGGATCACCGAACCAGTCATTGCGTTCAGCCCATGCTGCCGCTTTCGGATCAGGCGCAGCAGGCTGTTGTTGTGCCTGCTGGGCTGCCGCATACGCGGCTTGCTGCTGCTGCGCTACCTGCTGCTGATATGCCGCTTGTTGCTGCGCATACGCATTCGGATCAGGTTGCGGTGGCAGATTGCGTTCATAACGCTCTGCCTCACTTAATTCCGTCTGCGCTCGGAGTAAGCCCTCTTGGGCATCGACCACCTTATCGGTGTCACCCTCCTCATACGCCTGACGGTACGATGATTTAGCGCGATCCAGAGAGAGCCGTGCCCGCTCCTTCACTTGCGAAATCAACGCGCCCTCACCCCGTTGGATGAGTGCCTCGTATTCCCGGTTTTTACCGGCCAACTGCTGGGCCACGTTAACCGCCTCTTCACGCATACGCTCCGCTGCTTCACGCTGGCGGCGCTCCTCATGCTGCTCGTAACGCAGCTTGTCGATGCGCTTACGGACTTTGTCGCTATATCCCTCCAGTTCCTCGTCGGTAATGTCACCATCACCGGCGGTCTCGGCACGTGGAGGACGACGGTCCTCTGGCGGTCGGTCGTCTACAACCTCAATATCCAGATCAGAGGTTTCTTCAACCTGATCCTGAGATCGCTGGCCTATCTGGGTGCGCACTCCGAAAAATTTATCTTCTGCGGATTGCGGTTCTTCTGCGCCGTCATTAACGGTGTTTTCTGCTTCGCTCATACCTTAGCTATACCTCGCGGATCTTCGACCACAGCTTCAACACTGTCGTCATTGATTAACCGGAATTCCCTTCCATGAACTGAAAAGCGTGTGCCCGAATAGGATCGCATTAAAATCCAATCCCCTTCTGCACAGTACGCCCCGGATGGAAAGCGTTTCGGATCGCTATAGGCGTCGGCCCCTAACTTCAGGACAAAGCCAATAATCGATCCCACCTCCTCCGCCTGCAACGTCTGCACGGCTTTTACGATGCCGCCTTCGGTTGCTTCTTCGGGTTCAGGGAGAGCAATCAGTATCTTGTACCCTTTCGGGTCTGGTAATTGCTGCGCATTGCGAGCGTCTTCGCCAATGGCTTCAAGCTCGTCTTCTACTGTTGCTAATGATTCACTCATTAGGAATTGCCTTGCACTGGAAAAAAGGCGTCCAGAGTCGCCTGCACCGCACATGCGGAGATTTATGCCTTCTCAAGCCGCTCCTGCAGGTCGAGAAGTTCCCGTTCTGCCAGCGCAAGTCCTTCAATGACTCCGCAGCAGCGGGTGTATTCGCTGTATTCCTTGCAAGCACCCGTACTCAGGTGATCGCTGGTTTCATTCATAAGCCGCCGTAACTGCTGNCGCAGGTACGACAGGGTGTTATCCGGTACGGNCTCGAAATGTTCGACCATGGCATCACTCATCCATCAATCCCTTGGCAATCTCGATCCCAAGTTTGGCACCTTCNATTTGATCCTTGGAGGCAATCTTGCGGCTCTCCAATTCTTCCTTNGAGTTCTCGGAGGCNATCTTGGCCCCCAGTTTGGCGCGTTCAATACGCTCCTGAAGGCTCATTTTCTCTCGATCTAGCTGGTCTTTACTCTTCATTTTCTGCATATCGAGGTTGATTTTCGCCATTTCCGCCTGCGCCTTGGCTTGAGCCTCTTGTTGCTTGATTTCAAGCTCTTGACGCTGCAATTGCAGGATCGGGTCTTCCGCTTCTTCCTGCTGTTTCTCCATTTCCGCTTCTTTTTGGTCTTTACCGAGCAATTGCGCCGCCGCAGGGGCCACAAGCTGCGATAAACGGTACTCAATGTCGTCGGGTAGCTGTTCTTCAGGCGGCGGCAGCGGTACACCCAGCTCTTTTTCGATTTCGTAGCGGTATTGGAAGGCCAGATGCTCGGAAAGGTGGGCGGCCATGGCTCCCTGCATCATTTCCGCGTTCGGACTCTGCTCCAACATGCCCTGAATCTTCGGATCTTCCAATAACGACATATGCGTCTGGATATGGGCCTCGTGATTTTGATAAATAAAGGCTTTAACCGG